TAACTTTTAATGTAGCTATATCAACTTGTATTTGTGTAAGCTTATCCTCAATACCACTAAACTTTTGATCATGGTCATCAAGTTTTTCTATCACCATTTTTTCATACTTGCTCCACCCATTATCATCAGCCATTAACTCATCATCCATCGTAAATCTTCTCGCTGGCCGTTGCCAGTATCAAAGGTAAAGTGTTCGTCCATTTTTTCCTTATCATTTTTATAGATACCAAACTGATAAGGGGTTGATTGAAAGTTAAGACCATTTAATAATTGCTTCGTCATGTCTTCATCTTGATTATTAAATTTAAGAGTAGTTGCTCTTACATACATACCAATAGCTAATGACATTACAAGGTCATCATTATAACTAGACATAGCTTCAGGCTTACCATTATTAAATATAAAGGTTTCCAACTCATTCTGCGTTCTTTTTGAATGTAATATAAAATCGTGGGTTCTTAAATCTTCTTCCATACGCGCCACACAAGCAGGTCTACTCTTCATACTCATAGTAAAACCAGGCACTGCGTTCTTGGGCACATTGTATGGATCATAATGTAATTGATTAGAATTACCTTCATGTATTCTAGTTAAATCTTTTATAGTCCAATACATATTTTTGTATTCCATCTCTATGATTTTCATCACCACATGATGACCCATAGAAGCATTTTCAACAACTATGTATGCATTAGTATAGTGAACAGCAGTATTATGAACAAGATGAGCATACGTATCAGTATTAAGTTTACCCTTATATTCAGCCACTTGCTCATAATTTTCTACATCAATCACATGAAACGCCGAGAAGTCATCACCATCACCTCTCGCAACGTCAGCAGAAATTAAGTATTGTTTATCGTAATCGGGATACTTCCATATCCAAAGATTTTTATCTACCCAAGTTTTTTCTTCGGGTTCTCTCATAAAGGGTCTATAACCATTGTCTGCTTCTTCTTCATCATTCGGATGTTCTTCATACCAACTTAAGGCTTTTAAGCTAACTACATTATTACCCGATTGAAGAAAGTCACAATCATGTTCTTGTGCAAAAGCTTGATCACCTATTTTCTTTCTTTCGTTTCTACCCCACTCTTCATCTCTATCGGGGTGAAAATGCCATGGCAAATTAATAGGAGTAAAAGAAATATTTTTATCACCTACTCTTTCACTAACGCCAGCGGTTGCTTCTATATAACTTTTGTGAAACCAATTACCAATACCATTAGGTGAAGACAACACTACACAATCACCACCTGTTGCTAGTGTAGGTTGAGCAGCAGTCCAAATTCCATCCATTGCTTTAATAAATGCAGCCTCATCAATAATCAATAAACTTAATGCTTCTGAACGAGCTGCGTCTGTTGCATTTGAGCCAGTGGCACCAGCCTTAATCTTGGACCCATTCGCTAATTCCATACTTTGACGATTATCAATAGTTATGTCAGACTTTAGCCAAGGTGGCACTTCTTCTAAGAACACTCTTATCTTATCTACTAAGTTAGTCGCTGTATCTCTCTTCGTAGCCAGAATAAAAATTTCCTTGTTCTTAAAGAAGTTAGCCATCCAACCAGCGTAAGCAGCACATAAAGTAGATATACCTAATTGTCTTGCCTTTAAAATAATATTGTAGGAGTTGTCAAGAAAACTTTGGAGAGTATCCTCTTGGAAATCCCAAAGCTCAAAACCCAAAAGACCCTTAGTGGGATGGCGTATTTTACCATACTTCTTAATGAAGTAAATCGGATCTTTTCTACACCTTACATATTCTTCCGCTTGTGCCTTATCCATTTAACTTCTCATGGTTGATGCTTAAATAAGCCTGGTAAAATACCCACTCTATAATCTTGCTTCTGCCACCACCCACCCGCTTCAATTTGTTCTTCAAAGTCGGGACTTCTCGTATTGGATGGAGCGCCCATTTCTTTAAAACCTATTTTAGCAGCTAAATCCAAAAACCAATCCTTACTGCAAAGGAATGGATTATTACTCCAATTTGCATATTTGCATGGCATTCGCCACAAAACAGTTTCTTCTTGTTCATCTAGCTTTTCACAAATATCAGAATTATTATAACCAAACTTTTCTTCTACTGCAAAACCTATCCACCAATTTTTTTCGGGACAACCTTCTCGTCCTTCTTCCGAATCAATATTACCTGTGAGGTCAATTTTGCCAGCCCAATGCATTGCTTCATTAGAAGTGTGTATGTAATCTTTTATTTCGCGGTATTTTATAATATCTACGCTGTTCTCTTCAAGATTGCGTAAACCCAATTCTAACTGCCTATAAATATTATCTTTGTCGGTTGCTAATTCAAAATCATTTTCTAAAAACAAAACATATTTTCTACCACAATCCTCTATACCTTTTACCATTCCCCAACCAATGCCACAATTAACAGGGTGACCTCCCCACTCAAAATTCTTATAATCATTTTCTATCATGCTAATGTCATCGTTGGCAACTTCATTAAAGAAAATAAAGTTATCACCAACTATGTCCGTTAAACCATTTTCTTCATAAGACTTTAAGCTTATTTCAAGCTTATCTCTGCGACCATGACTTAATATGACCACACCAATATCTTCTAATTTCATTTAAAAACCTTTCTATACGAATGCTGTAGTATTGACCGTTGGCCTCAATCTCCGTGCATCGGGTGGATTAATCGCAGTATAAGTAGGAAATGCCTGCCCACTGTCGGGATACCTATCTTTAAATGTTGTTCCTAACACTAGAACATTATTAATATTATCTAATATAAAAGTTTTTATTACCTTATCTTTTGTTGTATCCCACGCATAAAGATACCCATCCTTTATTTCGTAAGGCTCTACTATTCTAACTACTCTTTCAGTAGTGGTTCTGTTGGGTGGTTTTTTCTTGGAATAAAAAATCCTAATTAAATGCTTAGTGATAATTGCATCTAATATTTTATTTTCACTTAATTGAGAGATTGCCATTAGACTACCCTTAGTTTCAGAATCTTATAGTCTGGTTCTAATGTATTCTCCAATTGGGAACGGGTCATTTCAGTTTCTATTTCTAGCCCAACCACATACTCTAAAGAGGGGTTGTCTTGAGCTTCGGGGTTAATAGTATCTACTGTTCCATCTTTTTCCTTATTAATCTTAATGCCTAAAACATTAAAATCAAACTTTAATTTTTTTATTTTTTGTTCTTTATTCTTTTTTGTAGCAAAAGGTATTTGTAAAAGCATTTTATAAGTTTTAATGTTTTGTTCTACGCCCTCTTCATCCTCTTCTCTTTCAACTTCCGTTAAAGCATTTACAAGAGTAGCTTCTGTTGCTCTAAAACTATCAGCATAGTCATCGCCCCATAATTTATAACGAGACATAAAAACATCTACATCTTTTTCAGTATCAACATCGGTTAAATCATTAACCATATTTTTAATGTGGGGTCTATCAAAACCAAGATCTGCAAGTCGTACCCAAATCATAGACTTATATCTTTCACGGCGCTGCATATTATTCTTCTTAATAGAAGAAATATACATCTTAATCAAATCACGAATATCTTCTTCGGATAATAATACTTTATGTAGTTTCATTTTTTTCCTATATAATAAGTTATGTGAGCCGCCCGAAAGCGACTCACATATTTTGAAGGGTTTATTAACCCACGGCGGCCTTTATGTCACCAAAGGTTTCCGCTACCTTTTTGCTTCCACCGCTCAGTAATCCAGCTGTAAGCACTTGGCCTAAGACCGAAGTCTCTCCGTTAAACAACAATGCTACCAAGTCCACTGGCACTTGATTGGCGATTAGAAAAGAAACAGCAAAAGCGATAGGAACCTTGAGTCCCTTACCACCTAAGAGTTTCGCGTAATACTTCCAACCGAAAACAGTAGCTAGTCCTCTTTCCACAATAACAGAAAGAGTAATCAACAATGCGAATACGCTGGCTACGTTTTCAAGAATAGGTCCAAATTCCATAAATATTCTCCATTTACGTTATAGTTTTCTACATCAACCATTATAACGCGTGAATGTCTTCCATAAATATCATACATAAGCGTCAATTTTACCACCCAACGACCGTTGCTCTGATAATTGTCTCTCATCGTTGGTATTTTTTGGTTCTTCAGCGCAACAATTATGATAATACAGGGTTGAACAACCTAAAGCAGCGTTTACTTTATCTGTAGGACATATCTTAGCAACACTACTTATTAAATCGGCAGCTATTGTGTAGTCATTTACTATGGGTAGTCTCATCTCAATCTCATCTGCTGACTCTACGGTTTTGCCACTCCAATTATCTTGGCTTTGTCAACAGCAAATACTGTCGTTCCCTTTGCTGCATTAATTGTAGTCATTTTACCTATCGGCTCTACTATATAAACAACAGGTTTACCACCAAAAACATTCTTAGCTCTTCCAGCGTATATATTTGCTGAACCTAGGTCTTTTGTAATAAAAACTTTATCAAGATTTTTCTTCCTACCTCGCTCTTGTATTTCTAATCCATGCTCCATAGGAGGAGTAATTAATCCTTTTAGTTTTCTTGATGTGCCATGATAATACTTATCACCAGACTCTAGTATTTCTTTTAGCTTCATCTTAATCTCATAAACCCCTTATAGTCTGTGTCGCCAGAGTCTATATATTGTTTACGCCTCCAGCCGTGTCCAGATGTCATCGCTACTTTATCATAATAAAGAGTATCTGTTTTTTTTACTATTTTCCCTAAAGCTTTTTTAGCCGCTGGTGATGCTTCTTTGCTCCATTCTGCAGAAGGGTGTCCATCGTCATCAGTGATAGCTAATCTAATATGCCCACCCTCAAACGCCGTTTCATAAGACAATCCTTCATCATCTAGATATTCTTGATGACCGCTTCTCATCTTCTTTACCTTACCACTTGGTAGTATCCAATATTGGGTAGTGGTATACATTCCCTCTCTTATGAGAATACCTTTTAATTTCATTTCTTAAACCCCCTATTAACCATCTTATGACCACGTTGCTCTAAGGAAACAAGAACGGCATCTAAATAACGTCTTCTATCAGAAGGGCTGGTTGCCCCTATCTTGTCTAATTCATCCCAAATGTTTTTAATGACTCGACCTGCAATAGAACGCGTCTTATTAACATTAACAGGTTTGCTATTAGCTTCGCTTAATTTCATTGTGTTTTCTCTTTGCCGCTTAAGTAACCAGCAATAATACCGATTACGCCAGTTACAGCCATTTGTAAAAGATTGACCACACTTTCATCAACCGGTCGGTGTTCTTGTAGGGCTACATAAAAATCACCAACGACTATTACCATTAGTAATGACATAAGGCCACCAGTTAATATTAAACAAGTCCAATCTTTTATCGTTCTCATTTTCTATCTCTATTTTTTTTATCATAACACTCTTTACAATTCCATAAGGCACGTTTGTTAAGAGCATTATAATGTGTAAGCAGTACCACCCTCTGTAATGTTTCAACTTTTTGGTGGCATGTATCACACTCCAACTTTGCAGGGTTTGCTATTTTTAAAGACATTATTTCTCCACTTCATTAGATGAGCGGCCTTCTTCGCGGTCAGATATGTCCTTTGTAATTTTTTCCATTTCTTTTTCCATACCCAGAATACGCCTCTTTAGCTTATCTCTCTCTTTTTTGGTTACCATTAAATTTGCATTAGCTATATCTTTTTTACTCTTTGCCCTATGTAATTCTTTCAGTGTTTTATATTTTTTGTGTTCTATTAACTGTATCTCTCTCCCTAGTTCAGCTAGATAAGACACAGTAAATACTTTTACTACTAATGTTGCTAATAGTAAGGTTCCACTAATAACAAACCACCAGAATTCAAAAGACATTTTTTATCTCTAATTACTTTACCTTTTTGTCCAGTTTTTTGGCGAATTCGGAATCATATTTCGTGATAGCATTCTGGTTATGGCTTCGTAAACTAACCTTAGCCTTCTTCTCCTTACTGTCAAGAACTAGTTGGGGGTGATGGTTTTCTTTTACTATCAAATCAGTGAGGGCTTTCATAAACTTAGTGATCTTCTTCCAGTCTTCAAAATGATATCGCTTCACGATATATCCTCCATCTTCCTCCCAACCATCTAGAGTACTCAGTACCTCATGGAGTTCATCTTCACTCAACCAAAAGTTCTTTCCTACAGCCTCTTGTAGTTTCATCACTTACCACCTTGTTGTTTAATCCATCTCTTCGCGACGCCGCTTTTTACAGGCATACGCATAAACCTCTTGATGGCAGTGTAAATATGTTTTTCAAACAACTTATTATCATTCTCTCTCTTGGCAACTTTAACTTCAGTGTTATCAACAATGATAAAGTTTTGTTTAAATAATCCTTGAAATTTACCCAAGTTTTTCTGCACCGCGGTCCATATATCTTTTACCATCTTCTCTGGTAGAACCCTATCTCTTGTTGCGTTTCTTTCTTGAGCTACTTCTAACGTAGTATTAATAAAAATCATGTAAGTATCATAGCCATATTTTTTTAGCTCTGTATGTTTCTTCTTTATTTTGGCATAGTCATCACCAGTGCCATCAATCAAAAGCCCTAACCTACCTTGAATATAAAGATTTTCTTTAGCTTGCTTTATCTTTTTAGCTTTACCTCTAGGGGAGTTATCTCCTGCAGTCATCTTTTCAAACTCCTTATCAGATAGGGAGCCTAGATTTTTAGGATCAACGCCCGCTTTCTTAAGAAAGTATTCAAACTCTGGATCAGAATTAACCACCTTTAATCCGTCTACAGAGAAACTAAGATTTTTAGGTATGCCAGTTATTTCTCCAGCTACAAAAGACTTACCACTGCCAGGTCCACCAGCTAAAAAAATGGCCTTAAAAATACCAGGATCATTAACGCCTTCTTTTAGCTCTTTGCTTGACTTTCTTATAACATGCCCTAATTTCATCTCATCCTCCACAATATCTATAATCTTTTAATTATTTTTTCAGCGGCGATCATCGTCATCTAGTGCCTTCAATACCACAACAATCAGCCATGCCGATAAAAACATAACAATACCACAAATAAATAAAACCCCACTTATTTCTTCTGGGTTTTCCATCCGCACTACTCTCCAACTATGTACTCTTATTATCGGCTACTACCTTTTGCTAACCATGCAGCAGTGGCTGCTATTATTGCTGTAATACCACCGTCTACAAATGATAACTGTAAAAACTCTTGACCATATCTATCATTTTCTGTAGCGATAGCTAAGATCCAATCCAATAACTCCTTAGCTCCCCCAACACTTAATCCTGTTACGGCAGGGTGATGTCCGTTATCAACTGGTTTTTTCTTTATAGAAGCTACTGGTGTATCATCACTTATTCTTTGCAGTCTTCTGACTTCTTTTTTTAGTTCCTTATACGCGAAAGAAATTGAAGAAGGGGTTTTGTATCCTTCTTCACCATCTAAGAAATCATCAGCCCTTTCTATTACTCTTGACTCTAAAATATTTAGTTTTCTTTTAGCCAAGATATTTCTTTAATGTTGTGGTCTAGATAACTTATATAGTTGAGAAAAAATAATAGTTGCAAACCACATCATAACACCATATACAGCTTCATGTTCCCACCAGCCCATCCACTTGCTACCGCCTGGAAACCCTGCTATTTTCCAAGTTTCATAAAGTATGGTTACGCATATTGCTGCGGCACCAGACCACATTGTGGATTTGTTTGCCTCTTCAGAAGCCTTTTGTTTTTTGGTTAAAGTTAATACATTTTTATTTGCAAGTTTTGCTTCCCTTTTATACTTCTCCCTATCTTTTGCTATTATTTTCGTACCTTGATTGGCCAGCTGGGCCGATTTCTTATAATTTATTATCTCAGTTCTAGCCGACTCATACTTTTTTCTCAACTCAGTAGGTGATGCTATTTTTTCCCACGGGGGATATCGTTCCACCACAGTTCTCCTTATAAAATGTTGCAGAGAGAACCTTTATTTTTTTACATCAACCATTACGTGGATTTTACCACGCCTTACAGCTCCAATAACGAGCCTTTGTCTTCGGGCCAGGATTATCACAGTTATGTCTTGCCCTAAAAGATTTTCTTCTCTTAGGATTACTTTTCTTTATCTTCATGGTTTTTTCACCACCCTTACCCTTGTGACCAAACTCTACCTTCTTAACCTTTATAGTACCATCTTTATTTTTTTTACCACTATTAACATACACCTTTGACTTCTTGGTGTCACCCCTTGTAGGTTTGTTTAATTTTACTGTACGACCTTGATACTCTGCCTCTAGCACATCACTTAGTTTCATCTTATATCTCTATTTTGTCATTACTGGTTTTTTCTTAGGGCTACCCTTACTACCATAATTTTTACGTTTTCTTGCAACTGCGTTTTTCTTATCCTTCTTACTCATACCTGCAGCAACTGATGCCTTGCGACACTTAGGATACGCTCTTTGGCCACCCTTACGACCCTTACTTCCAGCGGATGCTCCACACTTGGGATGCTTACCAGACTTGTCTTTACGACTTATATCTACCCACTTTTCCTTAAACCACTTACCCAATTCACCCTTGACGGCAGTTTTTTCATCTAGCACATCTTGTAACTTCATTACTTAGTTCTCCAAGTACCACCTTTAGATTTATAATTTTTAGCGGCCCATGCATTAGCATACGCAGAAGGGTAAACTTTAAACTTTCTTTTGGCTGCGGCCTTACTTGCTGCCCACTTTTTCTTATCGTTAGGAACATTTTTTTCAGTAAATAGTTTGATCTCTGCCATATCCTTTCTAGTAATATGAGGATTACGGCCTTCTATAATATCAATCATTTTCATTTATATTCTCTTATATGCTAGTAAGCTTTTTTATTTTAGCTATGTTGTTTAAAACTTTTCTTTTTAACTTATCGGGTAAAGTTTCTATTGATCTACTTAAATCACTAATAGCGTCTTTGATACGACTATCGGATGTTTTACCTTTGTCTTTAAGGTTAGCTACAATATGCCAACCAGTGAGAGCATCTATAACATGTATAGGCCCAGTTAAGGCACTTAATGTTAAAGTGTCTAGCTTAAAGAAGAAATCAATCAAATCTTCCTTGCTGGCTTTTTTCTTTAATAACTCCTTCAAATCATTTTTAGCACTCTTATCACCTGCTTGGGCTTTGATAGCATAATAAATAATCTTGCTAATATGACCTCCAACCTTTGATAGTATTTGTAGTAATCCACGACCAGATCCAATATTTAAACCAGCCTTCTTAGCGGCTCTTATAACACCATCACCAACCCCCTCATTAAGTTGATGAGGATTTAAAGACATAAATAAAGCTAACTCTAATAGTCGTTGTTTATCATCATAAAGAACTTCGTTCAGCTTCATCGTATAGCTCTCTCAACATCTCTAAGTTTAGTATCTGAGTCATTTATTCTATCAATCTCTTCGGGGTCTTTCAAGACCTGTTGAATCTGCTTCTTCATTTTACTAGTAAGTTTTATTTTCTTATAACCCTTGAAGGCTTGTTCATCGCCAGCAGTAGTAACATCTGCTGAAGCCATGTAAGAGTACTTACCATCCAAAACAAACTCTATACCGGTCCATTTCTTAACACCTTGTGCTGCATGGTATGGATGCAGAATGATAAACACTCTGCCCTTTTCTCTTGGAACTGCAAATGCATCGCCAGCTTCATACTCTCTATGTATGTCGAGATCTTTCTTTGCTTCGTTTAGTAAACCTTTTAATCTCATTTCTTCATACCTCTAAGAGTCTTAGCCAGATTCAATCTTCTCAACTCTGTTCTCTCTGGCTTAGTCAACTTCTTATCGCCTTCACCCTTTTTCTTCAGAGTGGCGATCTTCTTGTTAATCTTTTCGGCTGGAATCTTTTCGCCCTTCTTGACGCCCATCTGTTTACGAAGTGCTCCTGGCTTTTTAATAGCCTTCTTAATCCAATTGGCCTCGACCACATCCTTTAGTTTCATATCTTCTCTCTGAGCTTGTGTAATTAATGTTTTTGCCTAATAAATATAAAAAAAGAGGGCTAAACGCCCTCTTCTTTTTTTACTCATAACACCTATTGTCTTTTAATACTCTATAGTCTTCTGCCAATAGTTATCAGCAGCCTCTACGTGACCTATTACTTCCGTAATTTTATAGTCGGAAATATTATGTTCAGCTACAAAATCAGCTATATGACGATCTACGTCCGTTTCAAAAGGCGCCCGAAAGACCTCATTTTTCTTTGCGGAAGTGCTTGTGGTCGCAGGAGATTTGACTGGTTCAGGTTCCGGTGATGTCTCTTCTACTTCCTCTACTGGAGCCTCTGCTGGTGCTTCTGCGGCCGGTGGAGTTGCTTTGGTCTTTGCTTTTGCTTTTGCCTTTGCCATCTTTATTTCCTTTCATAAAAAAAGTCGTATATAGAGAAAAAATGGGGTTGCCGGAAAAATGGGTACTCCACTTTTTGACTATTTACCTCATTTTGGTGTCACTTTATTGGTGGACTAGCGCGGAATCGAACCGCGGTCCAGTTTACAATAACGAGGTCGAGATACACAAGCTTGAATGTTCTAAATCGACAATGCTTCTTTCTACATAACGAATAAGATAGATATGAAAGAATAAGTTATCACTACCTATTCGGCACTAACTCTAAGCGGCTAGTGCGTATTCTGTCGTTTCTTCGGCAGATAAAAGTTTGATAGGTTTTTTACGAAGCCTCTATCATTCTTCGGCTTGCCCGATTCTGGTTGTCGTACCTGTCGATGCCCTTCTAGCCCAATAAATTATGCTCCCTGCCAAGGAGGGTCGCCCTTTTCCTCAACAGGTCTATGTTGTTTTGCTATTTCTTTATCTATCCAGACTTTTACATTAGGAAGATAACTATCAATTTTAGTTTGTGCCCAAGAGTTAGTTAAATCATCATAAGGAGTTAAGTCTGCAAGATCAACACTCGCTGGATCAGCTAATGGAATATTAATCACTGCCGAAGCTTCATAATTAGTACCATCTTCTGTACCAGTATAAAAAGCAGTAATGGTTTTTACATACCCAGTTAAGCTACCACCCGACACTGCTGTAGTACCCGTATATTTAGTTAAGCTTCTGCATTCACCTACATAAGTTATAGCCACTGTTTTTCTCTATCCCTTAAGGAGTACTTGTTTTTTATTATTATCTCGTTCTTGTAAATCTTCGCTACTAGATAGGTGTCCATTACCCTTACACTTAGGGCAAATGTCTACCTTGTTCATCTCTTGCACAATCTTTCTAATAACTTTTGTTCCGCGGCATACACCACAGATGAGATGGTCTCTATGATTCATCACCTACCTGGCTTCTTATACAGGCCCATTGCACGGCCTTTCTTAGTAGTCTTAGCAGCCTTCTTAGAAATACGGGCTTGTTTACCCTTTCTCTTAATGGCTGATTTACGAGCTATTCTTTTAGCTTGTGATGGTTTAATCGTTCTCATATGAAGAGGAAGCTTCTTCTTTCGTTTCCTAACTATTTGGGTCTTACCATCCTTTTTCCTCAAAACCTTTTTACGAGGTCCAGGCGCAATTTCATTAGCGTCTTCTACTGCATCATCATCAATTACTTTGCTTGCTACACCAGCCGCGACTCTAGCAATAGCACCGGCCGCGGCACCTATTTCACCCATAGATTTATCTAAGGATTTACTAGCTGATGATCCTGCCTTCACTCCCTTCTTGATGCTTTTAACTGCTCCACCAAAAGAACTTTTCTCCATCATTTTGGCCAGTTCTTCTTTTACAATCTCTTCTATTGTTTCTCTTAATAGCTTATCCACGTAAACTCTCCTATAATAAATATGCTATTATTTTTTTATACATTAAATTTGTCCAACAATGTCTGTACCTTAGACTCATCACTCTTATCAATCATAAACCTTAAGCACCAAGCCCTATTAGGCTGACTCTTAAATACTTTATTATACTCATGTGCTTGAAAGTCTGACTCTACCAATACTTGTGTAATATAATCACGACTAACTACATCAGATATCAAAACTAAAAATCCATTATCCAAATCACAAGATTGCCATCGGCCATTGGCACTAGACACTTCATACTTATCTGTTCCTATTAAAATATCTGGCATCTTTATTCTCTTTACGCACCTTCATAATCTAAATATTGTGCTATATTATTGTTATACCAATCCTCTTGAAACTCTTCAGATCTTTTGGTATAGAAGTTTAATCTCTCTTCTGCAAAAGCATTTATATCATAAGTACGATCTGACCATTCAGTGAACTCCGCCGTTCTCCTTTTAGACTCTTCATAATTATCAATGTGATGAGAAATGGCATTGATCCACGGGCCAGGAGAAGTCATATCCATCGCGAAATGTTTAGTCGAAATTTCAGAAGGTAGTTGTTTACACATTGTTGCATATCCCCCATAGTTAGAAAACACAGGGATACATCCATAGTGTAATGACTCTACTACCTTAATCTCTGACTTACAAGATGCAAAAGCATTGTGCTCAATGTAGGCCAAACTTATATCAAACAAAGCGTAAAACTTAGCATAAGACTCCAAGGGTAATGCGTTAAGTATCTTTAGTCTTTTTGGGTCTATGTCCTTGTACAGCGCCTCAATGCGGCCCTTATAAGTTTCTTCTTTATTTTCTATTTCTTTTTCTTCAAAACTTTTATTACCATCTTCATCTTCATGGATTTCTACTTGGGTATCCTTTAGTGCCATACCAGCTAAGATAAAATGAGTGTTTGGATACTTATCATGGATAGCCTTTATAATAGGTGCCATTCTTTTAATATCCTCAAAGTGAGATGTTAGGCCTGCCCACCCAATAATAATCTTATCGTCTGTAGGAAACCATTCTCCAAGCATTTCTTTTCTTACATCATCTTTATTGTGACTCCATTGAGGTAAGTTCCAATCAAACATATTTGGAAAAATATTTACATTATCATTAAACTTTTCAAACGTATTCTTTAGTTTAGGAGTGGTAGTAGTTATGCAATCAGAGTGCTTGATAGATTGCAAGGACATTTTATCTTTACCGCTCTCCATCCACAAGGTTTTCATTGGATGTGTGTTAGGCAAATTGAATTCATTATCATCGGCGTCGTGAATAATGTAGGGCCGCTTTTCAGTTTTAGGCCACATCCTTGTAACCGATAAAAAATGAGAATGAAGATTGCCACACCGATGCATAACAATTACATCAGCAAGTTTCACATGATTAGGTTGCAAGTTTTCAGTATATACATAGTTTGCTTCATCGGGGAACGCTTTCCATAGTGACCGCATCGGTTCAAAAGCCCTAAAAAAACTTGTACCTGTTTCTGAAGGTGTAGAAAAAACTATTGTCTTCTTATTGAGATCTAAGTTTTCTGGTTGAGTAAAGTATTGCTTTATTTTATTTCTATCTTCTTCATCTTTAAACTGTATAACCTCTTGCAACTCTTCGTTGGTCATAAATCCCCCTAATTAAGATATAACTTATATTGTCCTTCAATGGTAAACATAGACTGCCTCATAGCTGCCCCTTGACCTGCCGACCTATACATCCCAGGAGTTACATGAACAATCACTTCTTCAAACTTAACATTCTTTAACCCATGTTGACTCAACTGCTCTTGGATAGATTTAATTAAAACAGCAAATTCAGCCTGATATTGTGCTACCAAGATATCGTTATTAGCAAGAGGGGCACTTTCCTCTGTGCGTAAATTTACAGTGACACAATCTTCTAGTTCGCCATCTGTAGGACTTCCGAACTTAACATCCATTTCTGGAACTCTAGAAATATAACTTTCAATAACAGAAATAGCAGCAAGCTTGGGAGTTTGTTGGATCTCACCCGTTGTATTTTCACCTGGCCATCCAGCCCAACCTCTTTCCATATCGCTCATACTATCAACTTTACTAGTTACAACATCATCACCACCCTCATAAGAAGCCTTATAAGCTGCTGGCTTTGGTGCACCAAAATTGCCCGTAATCACTTCGGGATTAATCATCATCATTTTTTGTCTCCATCTCAGGGTCTTTATCTTTTATTTTTACACCTTTGCCATCATTGTATTTCAAATAGCACTCTTCACACATTCCATACTGATCGTAAAACATAATATCCCAACGCCTCATAAAGTTTCCACACTTCTTTTCAGTCTTTGGATCTTTAGCAGGGCAAAAATTGGGAGTTAATGGTTTGTAATCTTCATCTTTCTTTACCGTCTTCTTCCACAATTTTGTTTTACGTGTTGGAAGAAAATCGTCTGGCACTTGTGTCATTAAGACCTACTTTTATTAAATGTTTGTACTAAAATCTCTAGTGTATACATACGCGCTCAGAGTGGTATTAATATCTGAAGCATTAATAAGTCGTATATATCTCCATGAACCCGATCCTATGTATTGATCGGTAGTATCAATTGTAGCATCATTAAGATCAACCCAATTTGTGTTAAAATCTGCAGCTGAAGCTGAAGACTCTTTAGTCTGATCCTGTTCGCCACCCCAAGCACCACTGTCTACAAGCTGACTAGTCTTGTTAGCAATAGCTAAATCTATAGGATTGACAGCATGATGTTTTTTCCCACCATCTATAGGATTAGAGTTATTAACCTGTACCTTAAAACCTGCCTGCACACCAGATCCATGTGTATCTTTAAGAATTAAAGTAAACTCATGGCCACCTATAAAGATAGCGGGAGTTCTTTTTGTGTTATCAACTGAACCACTATCTGTGCCTGATCCAGAAAACCTCTGCAGTATTGCACTGCTAAAAGGGGTTAAAGCCATTTCGCATCTCCATTATTTTTTATACTATAATACTTTATAAATATAATCTAATTTAAGGGATTGTCATAGTCGATGTAAGTAATAGTCAATTTGTTTCCATCCACTAGCCACTGCGCCAGCGATGGATATATTCTTTTATAGGCATTAACAGATGCCCCAATGAATCCATCTTTCGTAATATTTTGAGTAGAACTATCAGCCACCAACAAACACCCCATAGTGTTCTCATCAGTATTACCAGTATGAATTAAGATGTATTCAAACCCTGGCACATCTTGCACATGAAGCATTCCCTTATGAAAGTCAGCACCGAATTTATCTGTATATCTACTATGATAACCACCAACTGTTCGCAACTTCACATCATAAGTACCTTCGGGTATTCTTGTTTCAGCACTTACCTTCTCTTCTCTAAACTCGTCTTCTAAGGTATAGGCAAGAAATTCTCTACCATCCGGTCCATTCTCAGAGAGTATGCCAAGAGTACTATCTACTCCAGAGCTATATCGTAGCACCTCTAAATTTCTCTCATCTTCTCCCATAATATCAATATCTTTACCTATACTAAAGAATGTCATACAATAGCCTCTTTTTCTATATATATCTTAGTGTCTTCCTTATACTTCTCTGATTCATAAATCTTTGTTCTTATACCCGATGAACTATAATCGTGAAACCTGTTTATATAATAAGTTTCCTTACATAGTGTGTGACCTGTTATTTTCTTCTTCATCTCTGGTGTGTTATAATCGGAACCTAAGAATCGTATGTCAGGTTTATAGAAGCTTAATAGATTTAGAAGCTCACTTTCATTCTTGTAAGGAGCAATCTCATCTATATATCTGATAGATTTTAATAAAATAAATCGTTCACTTAAACTCATAATTGGAGAGTTTTTACCATCTCTTTCCCATGCTGGATTCTCATGCAACCCTACCACTAAGTAGTTACAATTGTCGCGGCACTCTTTCAACATTAAGGCATATCCAGGGTGCATAATATCAAACGTGCTTGCTATAAAACCTGTCTTATTTTGCACTTTCACTCCTTTTAATCAGATACTCTAAATACCAATGAGCCTTCTTTATATCTTCTATATAATTATTTTTATGGTTGGCTCTTAGAATATACTTCAAAGCATTACCCAAACAGAACCCTTCACCAAAACCTGCATCTTGAATCACATCCATTACTTCGTACTTGCCATTGTTATAATGATCGGGATGATTTACTTTTTCTTTATCCAGACTCTACCTCCTTTAATTTCGCCCCATGTTTTTGTTCCTACATATGCTGGTGGCATCGGTGGTGACTTTTTACTTTTTATTGCCACTAATTTTGCAGGGGCTGGGGGTGGTGCCT